CTTCGGCAGACGCATCGTGTCTTGCACGCGGAGGGCTGGAAGAGGTTCCAGGCCTAGCCTCATGCATTCGGCGTTCAGAACCTTGAGGTCGAACCGGAGGATGTTGTGGCCGGTGACGACATCAGCCGATCTGATCGCCTCGAGGAGCGGATGGAGCATTCTGGCGCGATGCTCAGGATGCCCGAAGATGCCCAGCGGACCGCACACCCCCACATCGACGCGATCGTCGCCGACCCATGACCAGGCGACACAGGTGATCTTCTGCGGCACCCACTCCGGGTCGGCGAATCCTGCGGCGATCGTTTCGACGTCGAAGTCAAGAACCTTCCACGATGTCGGCATGATCGCCGGCAACATCGATTGCGGCCCTGGGATTGGTGGCGCCGAGATAGCCGGTAGCTGCAGCGAGGACAGCCTCGCGGCCGATCTCTGTCCCGTCGATTTCACGTCCGGGCTCCGCGGCTGTGATGGCAGCGGCGATATTGGTCTTAGCTTCCTCATACAACCTCCGCTGGTATTTGCTCAGCAGAATCGAGATTTCGGCGCGGGCCGCGTGCTCCGCGTCCCGACGAACATGATCCGAAACCCTGGACACTGAACCTCCTTAGATCGACGGCCGGAATCCCCAGCCCTTCTGTAGGAAGGACGCCTCACGGGTTTTCGCGAGCTCACGCTCGCGGAATTCCTGGTCGCGGATGTATCTCTCCCGGTACCAGGTGTTCTGTCGCTCCCGTTGCCGGGCGCGAGCATCTGGGTTGTTGGCGTAACGTTCGTGGTCGCGCTCACGCCTACCGATCTTCTGGCACTCCTTGCACCGGCCCTTCCCGGTGAAGTCGTGGATCTTGCGTTGGCAGGCCAGCTACGCGCCGGCCTTCCGGCATTGCGCCTTCGTCGGTATATCGAAACCCTTGAGCGCCGCGATCTCCCGCTGTGCGACCTCGAGCCGCTCGAGGTTCGCGATCCGGGTTCTGTACTGCGGGTCATTTCTCTTCGTCGCCTTGACCACTGCAGCGCTGTTCTGCACAAGCACATCGGCGAGCTGGTTTACACCATGGACGTGATGGTTGAAATTTTCCAACAGCGGCAGGTTGTGGAGACACTGGGTGACCGCTGCCTGGCGCTTGGATTCCTCGGCCTTCTTCGTGAACGCCTTGCTGTTGACGCTTAGTGCAAACCAGAACAGGCCGAAGATCAGCACGAACGCGAGGAACGTCCACGGGCGCCAGTCCTCTCTCAGAAAGGTTCTCATCCCGAGACTCCTTGGTAGGTGATGAACGCCAGCACGCCGATCCAGACGGCGCAGACGAAACCGATCGTGTATTTCCAGTGATGCCAAGCGTAAGAACAGCGGCTTACGGCAGATGGGACCATTTGTCCTCACCGTCCTCGCTGCTGTTCCTGCGCCGCGTATCGAACCGTTTGAACGCCGGCACACCGAGCAGGGTGCCGGCGAAGCCGAGCACGATCGCGAGCACGGTCGGCTCGTGGATCCTGAGCGTTCCGAAGACCGCGATGAACGTGGCGATCGCCATCACCAGGAAGTCCTGGAAAACCGACAGCCATTCCTTCAGCCGCTCCAGATCCACCGCGTCCTCGTTGGGTGGATTCGTTGGTTCATCCGAACGGATACGCGACGATCGCGCCCCCGTCCCCCGTGCTTCCATGCAGCCAGACCGTGCGAACGTCGGTTCCGTCCTCATAGCGCGGCACGACGATCCCGAAATTCAGGCCTGACGCGCTGTTCGTAATCTGGGTCGTCGACCATGTGCTGCCATGGTCGTGCGTCTCCGCGATGAATACCTGCGGGATCCCGGCTGTGTGCCTTACGTAGAACACCTGGCCGGGCGCGTTGTGACTGACCGCCTCGCCGCCGCTCGTCCAACCAGTGAACGGCGTGATGCCGCTATCGGTGATCTGGTTCACAACCCAACTGCCTCCCGTGTAGACCGCGTACCAGAAGAGTTGCGGCCCGGTCTGCCAGCCCGCCGGCGGTGACGTCTCGAACGTGACCGCGAGCCCAGACGCATCGGCGGCAATGCCCGTTGCCAGGCTTCCAGTTGAGGTGCCGTCGTAGACCTTCGTGAGTTGCGCCGTCCCGAACGGCAACGCATGAGAGATCAATGTCCCGTCAGTTTTGTAGTACGACCCGCCCGTGTAGTAGAAGTGGTAGAGGCTCGCGTTGACTCCGTGGCTCGTCTCACCGTCGGTGGGCCAGAAGTCGATCCGGTCGGTCTGGTTCGAATCGATACTCCAGTAGGGGCCGGCGCTGATGCTGTAAAGCGCCGTGTTGGCGCTCCATGTCGCGCCGCCGTCGGTGCTTGTCGAGTACGACAGATTCCCCGGCCCGGCCGAACTCGAAGCGTCGCGGAAGAACAGGTAGATCTTGCCCGACTCGCCTGATAACTGGAACATCTGCGGGTAGGTGTAGGCGGTGCCGCCGATCGATGATTGATAGTCGGTCGCCGTGCCCCAGCTCGAGACATCCTCAGCGTTTGTCGAGAGCGCGATATACATGTTCTTCACGGCGTGCTTTGACGAGACCCACAGCAACCGGTGGTCGCTCTGCCGGACGAGCAGCGAAGGGGAGAGATGCGCATCCACGCCGAGCCCGCTTTTGATCGCGGGCGAGATGACAACAGTGCCGGTTGCATGGTCGTAGCTGAGCGCACGGCCGTCTCCGTTCGAGTCGACGAACCCCACGTAGGTCTTGCCGTTGTAGTGAACCGCGGGCGTGGTGATCGGGTCGATGCTCGCCGTGCTGCCATACAGCGTGAGCGAGCGGATCGGGAACGAACCCTGGCCGCGAGCTGCTAGTAGAAGCTGCTGCATTTCAGCGGGCGAAGATCATCAACCGTGATCCCACCTTTAGCTTCGCCGTGCTGACCCCGGCGACCTTCAGGCGCGTGATCGCCGAGGTGCTCTGGTAGTTGACGAGGTACGGATCGATGAAGTTATTGCCCGCCGTCCCGTCGTTGTTCCCGACGGTGATCGTCCCGACCTTGTAGAACGTGGTTCCCGCATAGTTCGGGAAGACCCCAGACCACGAGGCGGCGTATGAGGCCGAACCACCCGATCCGTGAGCGAAGAGACGCAACTGCGCTTGCGAAACCGAGCGTGACGCACCAGCGGTCGCGTTGTTCCCTTGTAGGTTCTGGAGGTCGTAGACGGAGCCCGTGTCGTTATTCAGGATCAGGTCCACAGATGGGACGGCGCCCGCATCGTCGGTTCTGATGATCGCGTAAAATTCGAGTAGCCGAAGTGCGGGGAAGGCGCTCGTGCCGGCGATCCCGGCATCGGGCGTATCTGAGCCCGTATCGATGCTCGCCTTGTCTGATCCGGCGACGGAGTAGTCGTAGAGCAGTATTGACGCACCGGGAGCCCATCTGAGCCCGGTGGTCTGAGCGGAATCGGCGATCAGGCCTGTGTAGTTAGAACCGACAGTGAGCTTGGAGGCTGCATCCGCCCCCGTGGCCGCCGCCAGATCGCCCTTCGCGTCCCAGATCGTGTCGGTCGAAACAGCTCCGGAGGCTCCCTCGACCGTCGTCACGGTGCCCGACGAGTTGACGCGCTTCAGCTTGTGGTCGGAACTGTCGATGAACAGAGACTGGTTGCCCGATGCGGGCGAGGAAGGAGTACTTCCCTCCGACACGATCACCTTCGGGAACTTGTTGTCGCTCGCTGTTGGTAGGGCCATCGCGTCTCCTTAGGGGTCTGACCACATGAAATCTGAGCCGTCGTCCATCTGCAAACAGTCGGTGAACGCGAACGGGTTCGCGTGACCGTCCGCTAGTAGAATCCGCTGGCTCGAGCTTCCACCGCTACCAGCAGGCACCGTGTAGGCGCCCGTGCCATCAAGGTACTTGGTCGCGTCATTTGGCAGCTTCGGCGTGAAACCATGCTTCGACGTTGAGACATTGTTCGTGGTGATGTCCGACGTCGACAGGTCGCTGTCCTTCACTTGCGCGTAATCGGGGGTGGCCGCACCGTTCAGGAACTTCGTGGAGTCCGCCGGACTCTTTGGAGCGAAACCGTGCGCGCTTGAGGTCACATTGTCGGTCGTCACATCGGAGAGGCTGATGTACGCCTCGCTGACCGTCCCGCCGATCTTCGCGCCGTAGATCGCGGAATCGCCGGCATCGGCCCAGAGCATGAAGTACGTCACCGAGCTCGCAGTTGAAGACGGCTGGCTGTCACCAATGAACGCCACGTCCGGGTCCCAGGTGATCGTTCGACCGCCCGTCCCGTCCTGCGTGCACTTCACGAGGATCGACAATCCCTTGCTCGAGGTGTAGCCGGCAACGGTGATCGTGCAGTTCGCGTTCAGCGTGAACGTCTGCCAGCTCCCGTCCGTGACGGTGAGCGTCATCGTCGAACCGGAATTGCCCTTCGCGACGATCGCATGGTTCAGCTTCGCCTCGGTGATCCCCTCGTCTTTGGCGCGGAGCGTGTCGGAGCTGATCTCGATCGTCGAATTGTCGACGTTGACCGAGAGCACGTCGCTCGTCTCGGCCAGACCAGCACCGGCCACGCTCGCCGCGATACCGGGGTTCGGATAGGTGCCGTCGAGAGCGCCACCTGCCGCCCCACCCGGTGACGGACTCGTCACGAAAGCCGATCCCGTTAACGGCTGCTCGGGCAACATGTAGTACTGGGTGCCGCGGCGGAACTTCGGGGCTCGGTTTCCGCTCGGCAGCCTATTTCGGATCAGAACCTGCGGCCGTGTACCGGCATCGGTCGGAAAAAATCCGGCATCGGCCTTCGTGGCCGAGACCAGCAGAAGACCACTGCCGACAGGTATGTCCTCTGTCAGCGTTATCGTGACCTCGCTAGTCGTCGTCTCGGTGTGCTCGCCAACCATGTCGCCGACTGTGACGGGCGAGCCCCTGTTGAAGTTGATCGCGCCGACACGCTCCGTGCTCGAGCCGGAATAGGACACCGATACGCTGCCGGTTTCGTTCGCGACCGAAAAGTCGTGGAGCAGGTAGCCGATGTGGCCGACCCCGGTGACGTCCCAGGAGTACTGCTCAACATGGGTGCCCGAGGATGGGAAAGTCCATGTCGCCGTTTCGCCATCATCGTTTGTGACAGTCTCGAACGTTGTGAACGAATTCCACGTCCTGGATCCAGATGTTGGCAAGCCGAGCCCACCACCCCAGGGGTCTGATTCCCACGGGTGAATGTAGTCGTAGTTCGTGTCGAGCAACCCATTGATGATGTGCGCCCTGCCGCCGATCCAGGTGAAATGATTGATCGTCTCGAAGTGCGAAAAGCTCAGCGTGATCTCTTCGCCTGCTGTCAGCGGAGGTCCGTCGCGATCCGGCAGGTAAAGGGTTCCCTTGTTTATTCCGAGCCCGTTCGTCAAGCGTTGCGATCCGATGACGGCACCCATCAGAGAAGCAGGGTGCAGGCCGATCTCGATCTCATCCGGGCCGCCGAGGCGGTGCGCCTCACGGTGCCAGGGAAGCCTAAGTCCGCTCATCCGCCATCATCAACAGTGCCGAAGGGATTCGAGTTGAAGTAGGAACGCGGCGAGAGATCGCAGGAGAGCGTTATCTCAGGGAACGTCGCGTTCATCGGCACCGCCTCATAACGGACACCTTCGATGAAATAGTCGGTATCGAAGCCGCCGCCGCCGGTATGAGACGTTTTGACATGGATCAGGTCGCCGATTTCCACACCGCAGATCAGATCCCACAGAGCCCTGGCGTTCGTGCTGGAGGTTCCGCGCGGCCTAAACGTCAGAAGGGTCACACGCGTCTTCGGGGTCGCGTAGTTGTCGACATAGTAGGTGGCGAACTTCTTTGTCTCGTCCACCGCACTGACGTTGGAGCTCAAATCAGTATGACCCTTGTACGTCAACAGATCCGGGAACGAGAGACCGCGGAACCCGTAGAAGCTGATGCTCGTCGAGTCCTCGACAAAGTTTCCAGGCACGTCGAGCTCATCAACACCGTAGGGCAATGCGAGGACACCGTTGTAGATATCGAGGTTCGATGTGCGGTAATTGAACGGTGCGGAGATCGGCGCAATGGCCGTCGATCCGCTGACGGTCGTCAGATCGCCGCAACTCCAACTCCCGATCCCGTAGCCGGGATGCGTCGGGTTGAACCGCGCAAACCTTCCGCGGAATCTGATCTTGCCATCCTTTGACACATACACGTTCGCAACGCCGGGAAACTCGGCGTCGGCCGCGTCCTGGAGCGCACTCAGGATCTGATCTCGCCGCTCATAGATCTTCTCCTGAACGGTGACGTTCCCGGAGAAGATGTCCTCGAGGTCGGCAGGCCAGCCAGCATCATCGAGCACGTCCTGGATGCGCTGGTTGACGTGCTTGAACGTGGATGGCTCCCCCTCGAAGTACACCTGATCGCTGTTGAACCGATCCGGCGGTGTCGTTCCATGCACGGTCGGAGTTAATTCGAGCGCTGACAGGAAGTCGAAGGCATCCGAGGCCTCGATCGTCACCGTCGCGTAATGCTCGGTCGGGTCAAGGTCGTAAAGCCACTCGTTGACATAACCGCGGAATAACGTGACCCAAGCGCTCGTGATCGGATGCTGCAGGGCGATGGCAAAGTGCAGCATCGGAACGACAAGCGGGTAGAACGGGCTCCCCGTGTTGGTCGGGTCGAGGATGCCATTCTTATCGATGATCCGAACAGTCGCCGTACCGGTCTTGGTCTGATCGAGCTCGGACGCCCGGCCACGGTCGATCGACCATGACTGCACTGATAGATCGGGAAAGCTGCTCTGATCATCGATGCGCGTCCAGGTCGGATTGGGTTCCGTCGCCAGATCGTCGAATGCGATCGAGATTCCGAGTGGGGCAGCCATCTTACGGCGAGTGCGGATTCTGTCCGGGGTTGCGGCCGGATCGTTGTGGGCTGTTGCGGCGCCGCTCACGCTGCTGATGCTTCGTAACCTCTTTTGCAACAACCTTCCCATCGAGGTTCACAGTGACGGCGATCGTCTGCTCGCGCGGATGGATCACGACATGCTCCGCGTTGATCTCCGCACGGGCGATCCGCATCGCCAGCTTCTCCCGCTGGTTGAACGCCTTGATGAACTGCTTCGCGACCTTCGGGTTCTTCAACAGAGCGTCGATCTGCGGGATCGCGTCAACACCCTGGCTTGCAAGCTGGCTGATAAGCGCACCCGATGCGCCAAGCTTCTTCAACCTGCCCAGGTCACGGTTGAGATGCCTGTACTGTTTCGTGCCGGCGATCAGGTCGGCAACCTCTCTCGAGCCAGACGGGCCGGGAACGCCGAGCAGCGTCTTGGTTTGCGCCGCCGAAGGATTCAGGATCGGACCGCCGAACAGAGCGGGCATCGCGCTCATCGTCGCGCTAACCGCATCCGATAGGCGCTGCTGCACGGTTTGGATCGCGGTCCTAATCCGGGCGTTGTACTGCTTCAGCGCCGCCGCGCGTTTCTGCGCCTCCTCGACCTCCTTCTTCTTCGCCGCGAGCTCCTTCTGATGCGCCGATTTCTCGTCTGCTGCAGCCTTCGCATCAATCGCCCGGATCTGGGATGTGTATGAGCCGAGCGACTGATAGAGCTGCGTGCGCGCGGAGAGGTCTTTGGTCTTCGCGATCTTCTCGCGCGTCAGTTCAGCGAGGCGGACAAGGTCGGCGCGTTGTGCCTTCACCCGGCCGGCGATTTGATCCTTCAGCAGTTGTTCGCTCTCGAGCGAGATCCGGTAATCGAGCGAAGCGCCACGCGGGCCACCTCGTCCACCGCCGGCCCCAGTGGCACCGCGATAAGGCAGGAATCCGCTCGGGTTGGCCGCCGTTGAGAGCGTCTGACCGTAAGTGGACGGGTCCAGTCCGCGCGCTCGAAGCTGCGCAGCTGTCAGGAAACCGCCGGGATTCCTCCTCGTAGACGGCCCCATCCCGTAGGTACCCGGCACATAGCCGCTCGGTGTCTTGATGCCGCCCGCAGGCTGCGCACCGCCTCCTCCGAGAAGCTTGTTCAAACCCTTGAAGAAATCCTCGCTTGCGAAGAGTCCGGTGCCGTAATAGAGGATCTTCGCGAGTTTGCCGCCCTTGAATGCGTTCAGTTTGTCTGCGAGCCTGCCGGCCGCCTTTGCCATCTCGCCGAGCACCGTGACGAAGGGCTTCCCCAGGGTTGCGGCTGTATTGAATGCCTTGCCGGTGTCGCGCACCACTGTCGCCAGCTTCTCCTGGATCTCCTTCTGGTGCTGCGATTTGTCGAGCCAGTTGGTTGCCTTGTTCAGATACTTGTTGAGTGTCGGTAAGAGCGCGTTACCGATAGAGATTTCCGTGTTGTGCAGCGCTGCGGAGAACCGCTCCTGCGCGGTTGATCCCGCTCGAGCCTGGCCGGCGAACTTCGCACTGACATAGTTCAGCGCATCCATGCCCTTCACGTTCTTCGGGACGAGAATGCCGAGCCTGCGGAGCGCAGTCGACTGACCGTCATATGCCTTCGACAGTGCGATCGCCGCCTGCTGCAGCGAGATATGGCGGCCGCGAGCGACGTCGGCAGCAGTCGCCTGGATCTTCAAGCCAACCGAGACTTTGTCCGATGCGCGAAACGCGAGCGTGAACGCCTGCGTCAGATCGTCCTCGGTAAACCCCGAGAGCTTCGACACCTTCAGCGTCGAGTTCTCGATCTCATCCCGGTACGCTGCGAGACTCTGCTTGCTCGCCTTGAACTGGGCTGCTAGCTGTCGCTGAACCGCTGCCGCTTCCGTCGCTGCGTCAATCGATTTCTTCAGAGCAGAGGAGATCGCGAAACCAGCGAGGAACCCCGAGGATCCGAAGGCGAGAGCCCTGCCGGAACCGCCGAGAAGTCCCGAGCCGGCCACGCCGCCGCGGAAGTCTCTGTTCAGTTGCTTGCTGAACTTCGTGGCTTCAGCCGAAGCGTGACGGAAGACCCTTGTGAAGATAAGGTCGTCGGCGACAACCGCGACAGAGACTTTCTTAGCCAAGTCGCATCCTTTGCTCTGCGATATCGAAGGCCGTCATCAGTTGTGAGGGAGTCAGATGTTCCACATCCGTCACGCTCACGCCGCTGTAGGCTCCGAGAAGTCCTGACCAGAATCCGACTGGCCGGTCGCCGGGAACTCGGCCACCGAACCGCCGCTCCCACTCCGACCACCAGAGGAGCTCTTGTCGTCTGGCCCGGAACCGGACGGCGAAGGAGGGAGGGCATCATCCTCCGGCTCGACATCGCCGACGATCTCGGGGATCTGGCGCGAGTTCAGCAACAACTCGAAGTCAACGACCTTGCCGTTCTGCTCAAGCGCCACGGCGGCGAGAGCGCAGATGACGCCGACGTTCCCCTCCGTGATCGCGTCCCACACCTTGCCGCCCGGTACGCCGGTCAACTGGTAAATACGGTGGTACTCGCCCATCGTCAGATCCGGGTTGAATTCCCACTCACCGTCGTAGGCGATCGTTTCGGACAGTTTGATCTTCACGGCCCGGTTCTCCTATCTGTTGAATTTGAGAGCGACAACATCCAGAGCTTCCTCGAACTTCGCTTCGATTTCTTCCCGTGTGTCAGCGCGTGCCGGCAGCAGCGCTTTCCGCATCTGCAATGCGCCGTAATCCGGGCGTCTGCCCGTCGTCTTGCGCAGCGACTGCTCAACGGAAACACCCCGCTGCCGCACACGCACCCGGTATCCAGCAGCCGAGGTGCTGCTGTACTTCTGGAACAGCTCCTCGGCCTTGACACGGACGATCTCGCCGACATCGCGGAACGCGTGACGGACGGCCAGGCGCTCATCCTTCGGCGCCTGTCTCAGCGCGCGCATGAGCTCCGTGTAGCCACGGACCCGGACCTCGAATTCTGAGGCCAACAGGGTTAGGTTGTCGCGCGGGTGATTGAGCTGCCGGCGGCCGGAACGAACGAGAATGCGGTCTGGTTCGCGGCACCCACCTGTCCGTTGATCGGGTGGTACTCCATCAGTACGCCGACCATCGTGTAGGACGGGTTGGTGCTCGAGATCGACGAGCCGTTGTAGGCGGCGACGATCGTCGTGCCGGCAGCAACGCCGACCAATGCGGACACGACCGAGTCGAGGTTCGCAGACGCGAAGTCCTGGAAGAAGTTCCCCGAGATCGAATCGTTCCGGAGGCCAGGCGCGTGCTCGCGCGATGTGGCGCCCATCGCTGTAAGGTCGATGTCCTCCGCGGTCATGTTGACGTCGAGCGATTCGACGTGACTGGAAGCATCGAACGTACCGATCTTCAGGTACGCATTGGTGAGGACTGACTTGCTCATTGTTTCTCCTTCCGCTGCCGCGACTCTGGTGCGGCCTTGTGTGGAAGGCCCGGATTTGCTGCCCGGTTAGTCGCCCGTGTTGAACACCCTGACGAAGAACTCACAGCCGAGCGTCTCGCTGCGATCGGGAAGGTTGTAGATACGGTAGCCGGTCGTCCGCATGACTTGCACCTGCTGGACGATGCCGCCAAGCGTCTTGTCGGATTCGATAGCTGCCTTGACGCTCTTCGGCGATCCCGTGTCGATCCACAGATCAACGATCTTCTGTGCCTCCTGCTCAAGCGGCGAGCCCGCGAACCCCTGAATCACAATGGTGATGTCGGTGAGGCCGCGAGCCATCGCCTGGTCATACTGGACTTCCTCGGGTCCCATCACCTGGAGCGTCGGCGGCGACGGGTTCGCGAGTTGGTATGCCGAGGTTTGGCCGTCCGTTGTGGGAAGTGCCGTAACAAGGGCTGTGGCAAGAGCCGAACGAATTGAAGCGAGAGAGGCGCTCACGCGATCAACTGACTCGGTTTCACAAGATGGCCGAGCAAACGGTCGAAGTCAGGGTCGAATCTTGAGAGCCGAGTCATGGCGCCGATCTCGACACCGGCCATCACGATCCCGAACGGCGCCTGCCGCGTTCTCAACAGGAGCTGCGCCGCGAGGATCGTGCAGTACTCGTTGACTTCCGGTGGCGTTGTTGCGAATCCAAAGTTGCCGATTACCTGGACGGCGTTATCCCACGCCGGGAACACCTGGCCCGAATGGATGGGGAGAACCACACGTTCGTAGGGCATCGCGTAAGCACCCATCGTCGGTGCGTTCGGGGGATCGAGGTAAAAATCGGTTCCGCTCGTCCATGTCGTCTCGTAGGTTCCGTCACCATCGACGTCGACCTTGAGCGACGTAAGGCTATTGATGTCGTCGATCTCGAGCGTCCGCAGGAACGGTGACGGGAACCTGTTGTAACGATTCCAGCCGGGGTAGTCGGCGGTGTAGACCGCTGTTGCCGGCGATGAGTAGAACTGGCGGCCCGTCGCATGATCGATCGCGCGGCTCGCCGCGCCGACTGCCTTCGTCAGATCGGCGTCGAGGTAAGTGGTGCCGCTCGCCGAGAGCGCCGTTTTCAGTTCGGTGATCGTCGCGTAGTCGCTCATACTGGCACCGCCATCAGTTCGCGCGCCCGGTTCATAAAGCGTTGCCTATTCACCAGTGTCGCGCTCCTAACGCCCGGATCGGTTGCGTGGCCGGCCGTCTGGTTCAGCTTGTGCCGCAGCCCGACCTTGACCTCGCGCAGCGCGAATCCCTCGGCGCGCGCTCGCAAACACAGATCATTGTCGGAGTAGTAGGCGGGCTCGGCGTAGTCCTCATCGAAACCCCCGAGCTCGATTAGGTCATCGCGCATTCCTGCCAAGCACCAGCCGTCGAGGTAAGGAAGGGGCTGGCCGTCAGCGCCACCATGCGGATCGAATCGGAGATTGGCGCCGACCAGGACGCCATCATCGAGCGCCTCACGGATCGGCTCGTCCCACGCCGGCGCGAGCGCCGCGATGTCGTTGTTCAAGAACAGCACAGCTTCCGTTCGCGCAAGGTTGAGCCCAACATTGCAGGCGTGGGAGAAACCGCTGTTCCACGGGAGACGGTAGCCGTTCGGCAGCCTCGGCTCGGACCCGTTGTCGATCACGAGCACATCCACATCGGCGACACGCATAGCCGCCCAGTAATCCCGCTCGAGCTCGCGGTGGTCATGCCATGGAGTAACGACGGTGATTCTCATTTCGTGGCCTCGAGCGAGAACGAGATGTGGCCCATGTGGTTTCCGACAATCGCGTCGCGCGTCTGGGCGTCGCACGGGATCGCGGTGAGGTTCGGATCGATCTCGCGGACACCGAAACCGATGTTCTTGAGCATCCCGATGAAGTTATGCCGGTCGATTCGCATCTCCGGCGGGAAACCTCGCTGCGCCTCGTTCGCGACCTCACCCGGATCGACATCCTCGTCGACCTTGTAGATCCGGCAGGGGTTGTCATCGATGCGCAACCAGCCGCCGGGACAAAGGATGCGATGAAACTCCCGGAAGATCGGCTCCACGTCGCCACCGTGGATGTGCCGGCCGTTCTTCGTCATCTGCAGCGCGTGGGAGATCATCACCAGCTCGGCCGAATCGTTCTCGTAGGGATATGGCCGTTCGGCAAGGTCGATGTGCTTCACGCCCTCTTCGCCATTGATATCGCTGTTTTCGAAACCAGGCCAACGTGAGCCGCCACAAGCGAAGTTCAGTTTCAACATGACGCCACCAGACTCGGCAGCGAGAGCGTCCGCTCACGCGCACGGAGCCGAACATGCATGTGGTCATACTGCTTGTACATCCGGTTGTCCCACGTCTGCCACGGAAGATCCTGATAGCCGAGCACGACTCGCCGGTAGGCGTTCCGGTAGGCGAACACCACATCGCAGATCCGGAAGAAGTCGTCATCGGCGCCGTAAGCGGCGATGTAATCGGTGAAGCAGTCGGCGAGGTCGCGGTGGAACACACAACCGATCGCCGTGAGCGGCCACTCCTCATCGATCCGGTTGTTACAGACAATCGTCCAGCGGTCACGCTCCGGGTCGACATGCTCGAGCAGCCGCGCGATGGGAGCGATGAGATCGTCGTCCTGATGGTAGATCCATTCGTTCTTCGCCTCAGCGATGCCCACATAGCGGCCAAAGCACAACAGGTCGGTTTCGCGTTGGCTGTTGTCCCATACCACGACATCCTCGATCCCGGCCGCAGCGATGCTGGCCAGGACTGGCTCCATCGGCACATCGCCCTTGGTGACGAGAACCGCCGACACTTCGCTCGGCGAGATCATGCGGCCACCGCGAAACTCTTCTGTCCGGCATGTTGCCTGTACACCCAGATCGGCTCCGCGTCGAACCGTGCGAAGCGAGCCCCGGCCGCGAGCGCGCGAGTCCACAGGTCACGGTCCTCCTCACGGATCAGCGTCTCGTCATAGCCGCCGAGGTCGTGCCACAGATCGGCCCGGATCAGCGCGAACGACGGGATCGCCGGCGGTGTCTGGAAGAACCACCAGCGGTCCTCGTTGCCGCTGACTAGCGGTGGCGCATAGATGACGTCCGCCTCATCCGTGAGATTCAGGAGCCGCTCGAGGGCGCCGGGGAGCAGCAAATCGTCGTCGGCTAGTGGCAGCAGCCATTCGCCTTTGGCGGCTGCAGCAAGTCGGTTCATCACGATTGCGCATCCCTCGCGCTCATGGTCGACCTCTTGGAGATGCTCCCACCTTCCGAATCCCTGGGAACGCACCGACAGCTCGCATTCGGTGAGGTAGCTGTTGCGGCCGGGGATCGATGGCGTCAGCACCGAAACGAGCGGACTGTAATGCGAGTAACTGGAGCTGTAGATCATCGGTACCGCACTCCACGGAGCAGAATGTCCGTCGCCGAACCGGTGTAGTACCACATACTTTCGGGGTAGTAGCCGACGTAGTTGTCGCCGCTGCAGGCGAGCGGAGGAACCCCGGTTCCCCATGTCCCGTCGGCATAGATGCAAACCTGTGTCTCGTACACGGGACCGTCGTCGGCGCCGTTGTAGTGACTTGCGAGATCCCCGAGCGACACCCAGGACGTCAGCGAGCCGCCGGCCGTCGAATATGCGTCGCCGCCTAGCGTGTATGGGTAGGGGTCTCCCTCGTAGTGGTAGGCGTAGGACACAACCAGGAATTGCGTGGACGGCTCGAGCCCGGAGAAATGCGAAACCTGCGCGGTCTCAGTGAACAGGAATGACGGGTCGGCGTGGGCGCTATCCCATGTCCAACCTGCCCCTGCGAGCGCGAGGCAGATGATGAGCAAGAGTTTTCTCATGTCAGTGCTTCGGAGCAGAGCCGGAACTCGGAACAGCCAGCCACGGCCTCACAGAGCTCCGGCCATGTTTCCTCGATGCCGTTCCCGCAGACATCTGGAACATGACCGTGCCATCCGCCGTCCTCGTAGAAATACGCCCGCAGGCCAGCAGGACGCCGGCCGTCTTCGAGATGTTGGTCGGCAACCCACCAGCCTCGCTCCAGGAGCACGCGATAGCAGTCATCGCTTATCTGCCATCCTGGTGCTTTGAAGCCGTTGACGAAGTGGCGACGGACCACGTCCCGGTCGAGAAGTTCTTCCATGTGTACGCGCGTCCACCGCTCACATTCGTGAGCGTCAGGGTGCATCCAGCCGTGGACTGCGAGCTCGATCCAGCGGGGAACTGATTCCCAGAAGGCATCAGAGCCTCGGCCAGGGACCGCAAACACCGTGCAGCGAAACAGCGGATTGATCTCCTTGAGTTGCCGGAGGCGATTGAGTTTGTGGTCGTGTTCGTGGAAGTCATCAAAGTCGAAGGTCATCCCACATAGACGACGCCGACCACCGTCACGCCGCCACCTGAACTCTCGGCAGATAGTCCGCCGGCTTACGGTCGAGCAGATACGGGAACCACTGGCGCTTCTGCTGCTCGGCGATCATGTCGTCATTCCAATAGACGGCGCTACGGTCGCGGACATGGGCGTAGTTGTCGGGATCGAACGTGCTGTTCGCGCGATGCTTCTGCGATTCCGGTGCGCGGTAAGGAAAGTGCAGGATCGGCTGGCAGCAAGCTTTCATGTTCGTGATTCCGGAGGGCGTCACGTTGAAATGCTGGTTCCGTTGGAACTGGGTTTCCGGCGAGCCGCGGAACATCCGGAATTCGGGCCAGCCGGGGCCGAGATGCCAGTGAAGCTGCTCGAGCGGGGAGCGGAAGTAGTCCCATTGCTCTCCGACGCGCGGAAAGAAGAACGGGAGTTGAAAGATGTAGCCATCGTGCTGGTTGTCAACGATCAGTCGCGGATCGGTTGTCCAGAGCTCGTCGCTGTGGATCAGCAGGAACCAGTTGGTATAGCCGTGGTCGGCGACCGCCTGCTCGTACAGGAACTGTCGCCAACCATCGCACGGTGGACCCGTGTATTCGCCGGGAAGATCGGCCTCATGCGTGTACATCGCGGTCGACGGAACCCCATTCGTTCTGGGCGCCGTACCGTCGAGGATGTAGAGCGCATCGAGATAGGCCAGATTGTGCGGGAGTGTCTCGTGCAGGACATCGCCGTCGTCCTTCGTGAGCATCAGGCCGATGAACTTCACAGTAGGATCCTCAGCGCGCGTCTCTGCGGGCAGCCGCGGTTAATAATCTCACAGGCTCGATGAAGGTCGATATCAAATCGAGTTGCGAGGAGCTCAGCCCTGTGGTGCGCCCACCCCGCATCCAGCAGCTGCTCCAGGCGCCAACGCTCGACCTTGTCGGCCTCGTCGCGCTCGTCCTCCGCGGGCGCCACCGACACCGGGTCCTCACGCTGCGGCTTCCGTTGCGGACCCCAGAGCAATCTCCGCTTCCTTTCTCGCCTGATACTCGGGGTAGGTCGTCTTCTGGCCCTCGGATGTCTGGTAGTGGTTCACCGACACGTCGCGGACGTAGCCGCAGACACCTCCGAGCGAGCGCCAGAACGGAACGATCTTCTCGTCACCGGCGTACTTCGGCATCGTCTCGTCGAACCGATACTCGTGCTCGGTGAACACGAAGGCTGGTATCGCCATGAAGATGCCGCCGAGGATCGCTGTCGTGTCGACGTAATGGCCGCCCATCGCGACCGTGGCGAGAGTTGGCGGCGGATTGTTCAGACCGAGCACACGCGGCGCGAGGATCGCTCCGTACTCATCGCATAGCCCAGCAACCGTCTTGAGCGTGTCCTTCTGGGTCACCTCGCAATCGTTGTCGAAACGAACGATCACGTCATACTCGTCCGGTTCGAGGAACTCGAGAATCTGGTTCGCACCGCGGCAAACGCCGATGTTCTCGTCCGAGATGCACACGGCGCCCGTGGTCAACCAATCGAGCAGCCATTCGCCGGTCCCGTCCTCGCTCGCATTGTCGAGCACATAATGGTCGTAGTCGCAGCCGGCGTTCCGCTCGAGCGAGGCGAAGCAATGCTTCGTATAGTCGAGGCGATCCCTGGTTAGCGTGATGACCGCGACTCTCATGCCGCGACCTTCTTCTTGGCACGTCGATGTGCACGGTTGCCGAGCGGCGCGATTTCGCGCGGCTTGCTGAGCGTCTCCAATGCTGGCTTCCAATACTTCTCGGTGACGAGGTCGGCGTCATAGTCGAGCGCGAACTTGCGAGCCCGATCGCGATACGCCTGATCACCCTTCGCGTTGTAAGCAGCCTCCAACGCTTCGAGGATCGACAGGATCGACGGACACTTGAAGAAAGCGTTTCCCGCGCCCTCGCGTGTGTCGAACCACGGCTCGCCCTGAACCAGCCAGCCCGAGCCGCACAGTTCCGGCATGGACGTCCAGTCCGTCACGATCACCGGTGTTCCGCACGCCTGCGCCTCGACGATCGGTATCCCGAACCCCTCACCGAATGACGGGTTCAGCAGCACATCGAACGCCGAGTACAGACCGGCCATGTCGGTCGGCTCGATCCCCATCTCCAGGCCGAGCTGGTTCGTGATCAGCACCGATGTTGCCGGGATCTCGAACCGCTCCAACAGACCAGGGAGGTACAGGCCGTTCTCCAAACCCGGCCGTCCAGTCATCTCCGTGTGGAGATACAGCTTCGCTTCCGGGTGCAGCTCGAGCAGGTTCTTGAACGCGATGAACGCCTGCGGGAACGATTTGCGGCTGATCCCGGTGCTGCCAGTGCCGCCGCTGTTATGGGCGACCATGCCGACGATGAAGTCGTCGCCGGCACCCCACGCTTTGCGGAGCTTCTCCCGAGCCTCGGGCCGGTACTGGAAAACCTCCGTATCGATTCCGTGGGGAACGTAGAGCGGATCGAGCCCCTCGTCGCGCAGCATCCGTTCGCCGAACTTGCTCATGGCGATCGGCCGCGCGCCGGTCAGCTTGAAGAACTCATGGACACGGGTCGGGCACGGCTTGTGGTCGACCGGCACCCAGACAGCGAGCGGGAGGTCGCGCATCCTGTCCGGCTGCAGCACCCAGGCATCCATGAGCGCGATCACTGCGTCCGGCTTGTAGAGCTCGGCGTAGGCGGGCAGGAGCACGTTGCCGTACTTCTGGTCGCCGGGAAGGAGCTTCATCCCCTCGTATTCGAGCGCGGAGCCGTTCAGTCCCCACCACGTAGAAAGGATGATCTCGTGGCCGAGGTCGCGGAGCCGCGGTGTGAAGACGGCTGTCTGCTGGCCGTAGCCCGATGGCGTGAACGGAGCCACGCTATGCCAGATCAACCTCATTCCCGTGTCTCACCCGGAGCCGCGGTCGCCTGCTCGACCTTCGGCAACTCGCCGAAATGCGGGGTGATCGGCTTGAACCACTGCGGGAACCTGAGCGCGAGCGAATGATCAGACATCACCCGCGTCTCGTTCGCCGAGACAGTGACGGGAAGGCCATCGACCTCCGGAAAGAACGTTTCCGTCGCGATCAGCATGTGCGGAAACTCGGCCGCTGGTTTGCGTGCCACTCTTATCCTCCTAGCCCGGTTAAAGGTAGGGCGGGCCACCGGGCCGTAACCCGCCCTATCCAGCTCCCGACCTTGCGGCCTAGAGCACCTTGAGCGAGACGAACGCGCTGTTCGCCTGCAGGGACGGCGTGAGCACCTGGGTGCTGTTACGCCAGTACATGTACAGACCGCGCTGACCCGTCGGGACCGCCGACGTCGTCAAGAGCGGAATGAACTCGACCGAAAGGCCGACACGGTCGACGATCACTAAGTTACTGAAATCGCCGAACGTGGCCACGGTGGAACCCGACGTCGTGATGCCGCTCGAGTAAGCCGAGGCGATGTACGCCGGCCGCCCCAACAGGATCGGCGGGTTGCCGTCCGGCAGCTGAACCCAGAGGTTCGCGCCACCGGCCGTGTCCAGCTGACGAACCTTGTTGAAGAACGCCCTCGAACCGATGAACGTCGCGGTGTTCTGCCACCGCTCCGACAAGCCCTGCTGGAGCGAGTACAGATCGGCCACGGCGATCGTCGCGGTCGCGGCCGTCGTCACCACAGCGGTCGCACCGCCGGCAGCGATGAGACCCTGCGGCTCGTGCGACGCATGGCCGAGACCGAGAGCGAACTTCGTGTTCTCGAGCGTGTTCTTGGCGTCGGCGAATGCCATCGCCATGTCGGACTGGATGTTCGCCCAGTCCTGGAACGCCTCGATCGAACCGGGGATGAACGCCTGCGCCTTCTCGACGTTCACGACCGGCTGGTTCAGCGACGGAGCGTTATCCGAAGCGTTCGTCGCCTCGTTCGCGTACGCGGCCACGACACCCGTCGTATTGATGAAGTTCACGACGTTCCCGGTCGTTGTGCGAACACGGGAGATCTGGCGGAACGGGTTCGTCACACCAGCCGAAGCGAGGATCAGCGTCGTGTCGAGCTCGACCGGCACGGCGTAGCCGCCGCCGGTCGTCACGATCGTCAACGCACGCTCCATCTCCGGACCGACGATCTTGCCGCCCGACTTCATGAAGTTCCCGAACTCCTTCGAGTAGCCGCGGCTCGACGTCGCGATGATGCGGCGAGCGAGCGAACGGGTTCCCTCTTCGACGCGGGCATGGTCGACCGTGTCGAGGAGGTTCGAGATGAAGTCCTGGCTCCGCTCGAGGTCGGCGTGCGGGTTCTTCGGGCGGAAGTGCCTGTCGATGATCGTCTTCGCGACGTCCGTCAGCGCCATCTCGTAATCGTCGACGTTGTGAGCGCGCTTCCGGTACTCGTCGAGATCCGACGGGTCGTCCGGAACACGGTTCTTGAACCTGTTGCGGTTCACGCGATCCGGCTGCCCGATCGTCTCGGTGTTGCTCTCCTGCTGGGAGATCGTCTCGACACGCGCCTGGCGGCGCTCGATCTGCGCGATCGTCTTGTCGAGCTCATCGATCTCGGCGTTGAGATCCGTGTAGCGCGTCCCATCCTCGGTGTTCGGGTCGAGGTACTCGCCCGCGTATTCCGCGTCGAGCTTCACAACCTCGTCCTTCGCGTCGGATCTGCGCGCCCGGAGCTCGTCTAGAGATGCCATTCCGGCTCCTCCTCTGAGTTGTCGTTGAGGATCTGGTCGCGGCGCGCAGTCACCGGGTGGCTCTTGGCCGGCGCGGTCTCTTCTGCGGGTGCGTTGTCGGCCGGCGCGTCATCCTCTTCGCCGCGCTGGTCCTGAACAGGCCCACCGGGAGTGAACTTGTCGGTGAGCGAACGGATGCCCGACTTGGCACCCGCGTATGCCGGAAACGTCACCGGGCCGAACTCCGACATGCGGACCTCGGTCACGGTGCGTTCCGGCAAACCCTTGGGGTTGTAGGCCGATTTGTCGGCCTTCCGGTTCACGTCCTCGCGAACTACCTCGAACCGAAACGAAGACCCATACAGGCCGGCCTGCAGACCGGGGATGAGGTCACGGTTGTACGAGGTATCGAGCAGCTCCACCTCGTAGTGGACGCCGCTGTCGTCGGCCTCAAGCGACCGGATCGGGCCGAGCGGCTTCTCGCCGACACTCGGATCGTGGCCATGGTTGAACAGAACCCTCATCCGGTCGGCGTTCTCGCTGATGGTCTTCGAGAACGCGCCGGGGCTCATGCGTTCCATGAAGTGGCCCTCGCGGGCCGAGCGGATCTCGGTCCATTCGCCGAATACCGCGAGGTTCCCAACCAGGGTCGGCATGCCATCGCCTTCCTGGCGAAGCTCGAACCCTTCCGGTATCGCCCGGAATTCCGCCGACCGCCCGCCCATGCTATCGGCGTCGGCCAGCATCCGTTTCGCCTTCGCCGTCGCGGCGTCCTTCGCCGCCTGCGGAACATTCGACTGCGGAATCCGCGCCAAAGCATTCCTGACGTGCGCCAAGTCGACGTTACCCTGCGCGTCCTTCACCGGGAAATGCCTCAGCGAACGCGGAGTTGTTTTGCCTTCGCTGTCCTTGGAGCCGCCCGATTCGATATGCAGGAAACTGGAATCGGGCAGCGAGTCGATGTATGCAGATGTCCACTGCGCCCGGATTTCAGATTCGCTGCTCATCACTTCTCCTTACGCCGGGGCCGGAACGTTGGCGTGGTTCCCGGAGCCGTTCGTTGACGGCTCGGCGGGCTCGTTGGGCTCGTTCGTGTCACCCGGATCCGGCTCCGGGTCGGTGCTACCAGGGGGCTGCAACTGCACCGAGTACAGTCCCGTATGCTCGACGAGCGTGATGTCCTTCGCTGCCACGGCCGCGGCCGCGCTTTCCGGTGTCACACCGCCCGTAACCAGCGTGTTGAACGCCGTCGCATCGACCGCAAAGATGTTCGCCCGATCTAGCTCGTCATCCTGCAGGAACGGAATACAATCGTCGTACCAGAGCCTCGCGGGGCCGCCCGTGGGTGGCGCATCGATGATCGGCTGCAACGATCCACACACGTCCTGCCACAGATCGCGCATCGTGACGTCGGCGAACGCGCGACGGGCCTGACCGTAGTTCGAATAGGTCGCGGCCTGCAATCCTTCGCTTAGACCGACGATGACCGGCGGCACGCCGGCAGCGGCCGCGATCCGTGTCTCACCGGCGCCCTGAACGATCTTGAAGTCGAGTTGGCGAAGATCAGCACCGACAACCGTGGCGTCAGCGCCGGCGCCGAGATACAGCGTCTTGTAGGCGTTCGCGGCACCATCATGCTCTGTCTCGAAATGGTCGATCCACCGCTTGAACTTCTCCAGATCAGGCACGTCGAGCTTGACGACCATCTGCGGCGTGGCGCCGTTCTCGAAGAACATCAGCTTGTGGTCGAGCGCCGCCTTGTCCGCCATGACCTCACGCGCAATCGGCGTCAGCCACGACATGCCGCGGAACCGTGCCTCCGGGTCGGGGATGGGCGCAAAGTGCGCGACCACGCTCGGGTCAAACGCAATCGGCTCCTCGCCGCTCGCCGGGCCACCGGGCGTATACAGGTATTGGAGCACCTCAGCATCCGGATCCCAGATGATCGGCTCGTCGCCGTCGATGTCGTTTGGAGAGCCTGCCACGATCGTCACCCAGTCCGGCCGTAGCACCACCAGCCGACCATTGTTTCGTATTACGAAAGCATTGCCTGCAAGGTCGGCGTACTGGATCATCCGGCCCAACAGATCCGCTGTCGTGGCGCCCGGCCACGGTGTCTCGAGCAGGTCGACCGCCGAGCTGTAGAAGTTATCCCCGCCGACGCCGTTGTTCAGGCGTTGCCATACGAACCGCGCCTGCCTGAACAGCCGCATCCGGACAGCCATACATGCGAACACAACCCCGTTCGCCTTGTACGCCTGCCGTGCGTAGCCGGTGAACCCGTCGATCTCCTCCTGGGTCGCCGTCGGCAGCGTGTACTGCGTGCCGTTGTAACTGAACGACGTCATCAAGCCCAGGTACTCCTGCCATGACAGAGGGCTGTCATAGGCGGACCGCTCGGGCTGCGGCTGCTCAAAAGAAAACCCCCATTTCAGGGGGTTCCGGTTGCGGCGAATGACGAGTTCGCGGGCTATTTCCAGGCCACCATGATATCGGGATTCGAACCAGGAATCGCACCGGCCACACCACGGCCGATAGCCGGAATCCCGCGCAACGCGCGCGTATCTCCAGGCAGTTTCGATGCGAACCGCGGAACCGCTTGTTCGGTCGCTACCGGCTTGGCGCGCTCGACCCGAGGGGCAAGCGTGCGTTCACTAGCTGGAATGTGACGGCTGAAAGTTGCGATGGCTAGCGCTTAGGGGTGACGTTTCTTCGACGACGTCGGCGTCTCACAGCCGCGTAGCGGCTCTTCTGGCTTGTAGCTTAGCCGGGATGACGGACGATTACGTGACGACACGTCACGCCCATGCCACCATTGGCTCAACCCTCTCCGCAGTCACGAACCCATGTAGCGCCAAAGTAGACGCCACGAGCGGCGAGATATCCACGTTCGAGTTCTTCCGTGACCACACCCACGCATCCGCCAACGGCCGGGTAGCCGCCCCCTTCACCGCCGAAGCCATCAACGGACCGCCACGATGCCGCAACCGCTCCTCGTGAACCACGTCCAGAAGTAGCCCGCACGCCTCCGCATGCTCGCCGGCGCTCACCTTCAGCAACCCGATCCCCTCCTGCTCGAGCTCGGCCACCAGCGAAGCTACCGGGCCGTGGTCGTCGCAGACCACCGCCATCGGCTCATGACGCTCGATCAGCTCGGCGAGCCGAGGCGCCACCCACCTTGTGCCGTACTTGTTCTCGACAACCTCGATGTGGAGCAGATCATCAGCGTTCTTGCCGGCTGCGGCGATCGACACCTTCCCATCCGGTGACTTGTCCAGGGCGAAACACACCGGATCCTGCAGCGTCGACGACATATCCTCGAGCCGCATCCAGAGCTCGAAATCGATGATCCCGGTGGCAACTGCACTGGTGTCCGGCCAGTCGCCGACCGATGATCGCTCAACCGCGAACGAGCGCGCATCGAGGATCCGCTGCTCTTGTAATACGAAATCCCACGAGATACGGATTCCGAGCGCCGGGTTCGCCGAATGGATCAACTTCTTGTCCAGCGCCATCTCCTGCGTCACCTGATCCGGATGCGCCGCATCCAGCGACCACTCGAAGAACGCCAGCTTCTTCTCCTTCGCCACGCCACGCTCGCGGATCCGCGTGAAAGCCACGCCGTGCTCATGCACGTTCTGGTCGACCGCCGATCCTGTGAACCAAATCTGCGGATTCCCCACCTCCGAACGTCCCGACAGAGACGAAACAGTGGCCGCCATCGTGAACTCCGGCAGGAACATCGCCTCGTCGAAGATCAGACAATCCGCCGTGAAACCACGGCGGCCCGATTTAGAGCGAGAAGCGAACCGAATTCTCGAACCATTCTTCAAAGTGATGCCCTCGCGGCCAGTTGCAGCCGGGTACGCCTTCACCTGTGAATGCAGTTCCGGCGTATCTTCAATCAATGCGCGCAAACGCATCCAGGCCTCAACTGCGGTATCGACCATGTGGGCCGTGTGGATGATCAACTTCTCCTCGAGCACGAACAGGCCGATCAGCTCGCGCGCCTCCAGGATTGCGCCCTTGCCGTTCTGGCGCGCAACCACCACACCCACCTGGCCGTGCGTCCATTTCCCGTTCTTCGCGGTCAGAAGCGAGCTCTTAATGATGTCCGCCTGCCAATCGTCGAGCTCGAGACCCGCAACCGCGAGAAGATCGAACGAGCGCTTCACCAGATCGTCGTTGCCTCGGTGAACCGAGCGGTAACGCGGCCTCACCACAGCCGGCTAACCCGAAAATCCCGGAGCTTCGCATGCGTTGACGTCGCCCGATTGCACCTTCGGTGCTCGGGACCGGCGTAACGGGATGAATCACCGTCGACATGACCGAGATCCCATGGCTCGAGCGGCGAAATCGGCTTGCCGCACCTCGCGCAGACCGCCAGACCGGCCGCAACGACCGGAACGAACCTCTTCCGGGCCATACGATGACCCGCGCCATAAGCCACCGGGCGCTTAGCAGGCATCCTGTGGCGTCCCAGGGCCATTCTGGGCGCCATGAAGCCCGTCACGATGCGCGGGTAAAAAAACCACTGGCGCGGGGTAATTCTCCGACGCGCACGCCTCGCGATCACCCCGCCCCCCCATCAGACCGCCTCATGCCATGCGATGAGCACGCCTTTTCGGTGGGTGTTGTCGATGCCTTCGCCGGCGTAGCCCGTGGGCGTGACTAGCTGCCCGCGAGCGATCCTGTTGAGCCTGCGGTCTTGGCATTGCGGGCAGTCTTCGCAGTAGCCGTCGCTTTGCGGGATTCCGCAGCTTCGGCATTGGACCTCGTAGGGTGGTTTATGGCCCATCGTTCTCCTCGGGCTCGGTGTCGTCGCGGGCTTCGTCGATGCGCTGCCGCAGCTCGCGGCGCTCGCGCTCGGTCACTGAAGAAGGCCTTCGTGGACTGCCTTAAGCCATTCCGATGCCTCGTGGGAGAGATGCTTGGTGCTGAGGAAGAGCCAGTCGTCCTGCTCGGGTGACCATTGGGTCACCACTTGTCCGGCGATCGCTAGGTCGAGGAGCGCCTGTCTGGTGCGCGTCTGCCGGCACCAGGTCATGAACATCTCGAGTTCGGAATGCGTGACGCGCTCGGGGTGATGGCCAGCGGTAACGGCTGCGACGATCGCGATCGCATCGTCGCCGGATATCGCTTCGCTCATGTGGTGTCCTCCGGTTCGCTGTCGAGGATCAACTCAAGGGGTCGCCGCTCATGGTCGAGGTCGAGCTCGACCACGGGGTTCATTCGGTTCGACCACCCCGACCCTGCTAAAGCAGGGGTCGAGGTCGAGGTGGTCGAAATGCCGAATTTGGCGGCCATTTGGTCGAGGTCGGTCGAGGTGTGGTCGAGGTCGTCGGACTGGTACTGCAGCACCGGGTCATCCGACTCTCTGTATTGCTTCAAACTTGTGAATAGGAGTTTGTTGCGCTGGCCGGAAGTCTGGTCGAAGTACCCTTCGTCGACGAGCAAATCGAGTGCTTTGCGCTTGGCCGATGTGTTGCCCGAGATGTTGTGCTTGTCCTCGATCCAGCTCTTGCTCACGGGCTCGTGTTGATGTTCGACCGCCTTGCTGATTTTCTCCATCAGGACGTATGGCCTGAACGAGTTTCCTGCGTGCGCCTTGTCGGCTTCGAGTCGATATACAAACATCTCGCCGCTGTCGTCGAGCACGAGCCGGCCGATCGTGGGACTCGGAAGATGACCGGGCCGGTCTTTGTGTCGGTGGAGCACGGTTCTGCCTGTGCCGCCGATGGTAAGCGTCTCCAACAATTGTGCTCCTATATGCACTGTAGCGCCGCTCGCTTTGCGCTCTGAGCCGATGCTGTATTTCCCCCGGGATTCCGAGTTCTTCACCACATGGTCTATCACGCATGGGCACGCGCCCATCTTGGCTATCGGGTCTGCTATCTCCCGCCAGAATGTTTCTACATCGCTGGTTGAGTTCATGTCTAGACCGTGTAGCGAGAGCATCGGGTTGAAGGCGTCGATGACCATGAGCCGGGTGCCGCTGAACGCGAGGTGGCCGAGCACGTCGGCCATGATCTCTGTGCGCCGCTCGGTTTTAACGTCGTAGATCCGCTGGTCGGGCTGGTAGTAGAGGAATCGTTCGTGGATAGCGTCATCCTCAAGCCCGACGAGTCTGAGGCGTTGTAGGAGTGCGCCGGCGCCCATGTCGTCGAGGTCGACCCATGCGACGGGGATCCAG